GCAACTTATACTGGTTATTTCTTCACTGTTGACGGTGATGATAATCCTTATGTAAACATCAATATCACAGCTGGTGGTGTTGGTGATACTAGAGCAAAACTTCTTACTGAATATTCTAGTATTGATGCTCTTTCAGATGTTGATACTACAACTGCAGCACCTACAGCAAACCAAATTTTAAAATGGAACGGGACTAATTGGGCACCTGCTGATGATGGTGGAAGTGGTGGTGGAACAACACAAAACTTGTTTGAGACTATCAGTGCTGATACTGGAAGTACAACTGCTAATGCTGCAAATGATGCATTAACAGTTTCTGGCGGCACAGATATTACGACATCGATTACTGGAGATGTCCTTACAATCAATTATTCTGGTACACCTGTTACAACCTTTGCTGCTCTAACTGATACCGATGTTACTGGTATCACGCAAGGTGATTCATTATTCTGGAATGGTCTTGATTGGGCAAGAATTCCGAGTCCAATTATTTGGTGGGAATTAAATGCTAACGGAGCATCTGATTATACTTTTGATGGTCCTGGTTTTACAGGAGCAGCAAATGATCCCACTCTGTATGTTTACAGGGGATTTACTTACGCTTTTGATAATTCTATTCAGGGTGGAGCACACCCCTTCAGAATTCAAAGCACTCAAGGTTTGAGCGGAACCGCATATACTACAGGTCAATCTGGTAGTGGAACTGCAGTTCTTTACTGGACTGTTCCTATGGACGCTCCTAATACACTGTACTATCAGTGTACAATCCATGCAGCAATGAATGGAACTATTAACGTTGTAAGTTGATATAAATGGCAAGAACTGTTCCTGGATCTGGCGCTGTCATCGAACCCATCTTTGATGAGATTTTCGGTGTCCGCGCTGTACGAGTAAAAGATGGTGGTACTGGATATGATCCTGCTGATCCACCTAGATTAACTGTTGATGGTTGTGGTACACCTGATCAGGAAGCATTACTGTATCCAATTATCGATGCTGATTCAGGAAAAATTATTCACGTTAGAGTTCTAGAAAGAGGACGTGGATATGACCCATTAAGACTTCAAATTGTTCCAGAACAAGAGACTCCAAATGTTCTGCCATCATTTGATGTCAATAGAATTTGGCAATCGCATCCTAACTCTTCAACTAGTGGTTCGTTTGCTACAACAACAGATAGATTAACAATACAATCAGACAATCATCCTAAACCAACTCCTCAGTTGACTGAGAGAGCGCCTGGTGGTGGTCCTCTTGCAGATAGAACATTCAATCAAACCTTTATCTATCGTGGTGGTAAAGATGTTCCTAATCCTGGTGTAAGAGGAGATCAATTAGATAAAACAACAGGTATCTTAGCAAATGGTGGTCTTCTCCACACTCCTGACTGGGGTGCTGATGGTGGAGCACCTGCAGGTTTTGCAATTGATGCTATTAAGTATGATTATGTTAAAAATAATAGCGTTTATGATACTGTTACAGAAGGAAATGTACAGTATTATCATACAAGTAAATTAATTAATGAGTTTGCTCTTGATAATGGTGTATTTGATTGGGGTGATCAGAGAGCATATACTTGGAATGTAAAGGTAGAATATGGCAACGTCGTATTGTCCACTACTAATGTTGATGAAAATCTTGGTTCTGTAGAAGTTGGTAGACTTGTAGATGAAATTGGTGGTGATGCTAAAGGTGAAATTGCAAAAATCTCTAGAGATGGACAAGGTAATATTGTCAGAATTTATTTAAGAAACGTATCCAATTCTGCAACATTTTCTGATGGTGATCGTTGTTTAGGATCTAACGGTTTTAGTTTTACTATTAATGCAGATCCAGTTAGTAGAAATGTATATTACATTGATTTTGGACCAAATGCTTCTAGGTTCGGTCCCTTTGTGCCTGGTCAATATTACTTTGCACCAGAAAATATTCAGGTAAGAGCAGACGATTTAATTATTTTTAATCAGGTTGATTCTTCTAATCAACAAGGTATAGGACATCCAATCAGATTTAGTACAACTCAAGATGGTACATTAAATGGTGGAACTTTATATTATGACAGCACAGGTTTAAGTTCAGCACCTGCCGCTGATTATGAAAATGAGTATCAACCATTATTCACAATGAATGGTGATGAATCTGCAAGAATTTATTATCATTGTGCTCATCACAGATATATGTCTGGAGAGTCTGGTGATGAGGGTTATATCATTCTGAATACAACTGCAGAAACATATAATCCTGTTAATAATTACTATTCTAGAGATTTTTATCAAGTTGGTGCGAGCATTGACAAATCTAGACATGTAGATGGTCACTCTAAAGTTTTGGGTATGTCCTTTGATGGATATCCTATTTACGGTCCTTGGGGATATAATTCTAGTGGTGCTGTAGCAAGAGAAGTTTCTTCGTACAGATTGAGAACTACAGCAGAACTTCAAGGTTCTAGAGTTTCTATTGGTGTTACTACTACAGGTACAGTTACATATGCCGTAACACTATCAAATAATCAATATCAGTTTGATGGATCTCGTCCATCTTTCTTAAATTTAGATAGAGGTAAAACCTATATCTTCCAATGTAATGATTCAAGCATGGATGCAGATACATTCTTGCTATCCACTACAGATAATTCTTGGCACTCTACTGGAAATAGCGCAAACATAGGTGATACATCTTATGTTTATGGTCTGGGAGTTGAGTATTATATTGATGGATCATCTGTTACATATACACAATATCTTTCACAGTTTTCTGCCGCCACTACTAGAGAACTTAGATTAACTGTTCGTGTTGATGCACCTAGACTGTTATATGCATTCTCATATGCAAACTCCGATAGAGGAATTAGAAGTGTTCAAGATGGATACGTTTTGGGAGATTTGATTTCTGATTATATCTACGATGCTTCTGTTGGAACTCTCGATGCATACAATGGTAAGTTTGCTGTAACTCCTGAATATCCGAACGGCACATATGCCTACTTCATGACTGAAGATGGTAACGGTGATCCTGTTTATCCATATGCTATTGGTCCTAGATTTTATAGTGTTCCATTATTTGAAGGAGACACTGTACCAGATTTAGTAGATGTATTCCCGTCTGGTGCTGCTGGTGATGTCATTCTGGATGATAATGGTAGTGTCTCTTATATCAAGATGACACAAAAAGGTGATAGTTATTTTGGTCCTGCTAAAGCAAAAATTCTTGGTGGTGAAGGAACTGGTGCGTTAGGAACTCCTACTGTTCAAACTGTTACTGGTCTTTCTCTTCTTAGTGCTGGTAGACAATATGCAACACCTCCCACACTTATCTTTGAAGGTGGTGGCGCTGGTCAAGGTGCTCAAGGTGCGGCAGAGGTTGACACTACAGGTAAGGTTACTTCTATCTCTGTTGTCAATCCAGGTGAATTCTATCAAGAACCTCCTTATGTTTTAATTACAGGTGGTGGCGGTATTGGTGCAAAAGCAGAAGCAACTATATCTCAAGGTGAAATTACAGGTATCAATATTCTTGATTCTGGTAAAGGTTATACAACTCCTCCGAATGTTATCTTTACTAAACTTGTTAATCTCAAGAGGAAAACTAGAGCACGTCAGGCATTCAATGCAAGTAATATCTATCTAACTGGTCTTACCAAAGACGTTACCGCATCAGATACAACAATCTATGTTGATTCTACTGATGCATATCCTGGTTCTGGTCAGTTTATTCTAAACACAGAAACTATTGCGTATACTTCTAAATCAGCGGGTAAGTTCTCTGGTCTTACAAGGGGTGTTAATTTTAATTATGATCAACGTGTTATCTTAGATGCTGGTCAAAATGATCAGAATGGTTTATCAACATACAAATTTAGTGTTGGTGACCGAGTAATTAGAAGAGTTGAAAATGCTGGTAATAAAATTGCCAAGGTTTATGACTGGAATCCTTCAACTAGAGAACTTTTAGTTGTCTTTGAAGTTGATGAACTAGCATTTATTGATGGTGGTATTCCTTCTACTGAAGATGCTATTGTTCAGTTTGATGCTGGTGTTGCAACTAGTGCACCTGGTGGATTTTCTCCACACGTT